TGTATAATAGATCTGTTGGACGCAACATGGGAGTGACTGAATAAACTTACTGGCAACCGCTAGTTAAGGTGATGAGACACAGGTGGTGCTGCTGCAGCGATGCAGAACCGAACAACCAATCGGGTCTCAGGCAATGACGTATTTACTTACTGTAGTAATGCCCGTTATTTGTTGGTATACAGGAATCCAACCTCCCTCCTTTTTATATGAAGAAATTTATTTTTGACGTAGACGGAACTTTAACAGAAAGTCGAAAACAAATGGACATAAGTTTTATGTCTGAGTTTATAATTTTTTGCTGTAAATTTGATACCTACTTAGTCACTGGAAGTGATAGAGATAAAACAGTTGAGCAAGTAGGACTTGATGTATATAATCGTGCGAAAAGAGTTTTTAATTGTTCTGGTGCAGACATATATGAAAAAAATTTTAATGTTCATAAATCTGATTGGACACCATCTAAAGAGTTAATTTCTTTTTTAAATGATGAATTAGATTACAGTACTTTTCCAACTCGCACAGGTAATCATATTGAAAGTAGACCTGGTGGAATAAATTTTAGTATTCTTGGTAGAGGTGAAGGTAATATGGAAGGTAGAAAAGAGTATGTAAAGTGGGATAGAAATACTAATGAAAGAGTTTTGATTGCAGATAGAATCAAGACTGAGTTTCCTGATTTAAATATCCAGATAGGTGGACAAACAGGATTAGATATATCAAATGATGATAAAAGTCAGATATTAAAATATTTTAGTCCTTTTGATGAAATACATTTTTTTGGTGATATGATGGAGGAAGGACAGAATGATTATCCTTTAGCGAAAGCAGTAAAGGAATGGGGTGGTTATCCACACTGTGTAAAAAATTGGGAGGATACCCGAACTCAACTTAAAAAATTTGTGGTATAATTAATAGTGTACGCTTCGGGTACACAATTTACACTCGCTTATTTAAGGAGAACTATGACTTACTTACAAAAGTATCACACTGCTAATCTTCCAGAATTAATGAAGATTATTTCTAAGAATGGAATTGGTATGGATTCATACCTAGATAGATTTTTCAATTCTTACGAAACCACAACAAACTATCCACCCTACAATCTTATTCATGTAAATAATGTTGAGTCGATACTAGAAATCGCATTAGCAGGATTTAGTAAAAATGAACTTAATGTTTATACTGAATATGGAAAACTTATTGTTGAAGGAAAAAAAGAGAAAAAGGAGAAAGAATCCGAGTATGTCTATCAAGGATTGGCTCAGAGATCTTTCAACAGAACCTGGTCACTATCAGAAGATATTGAGGTCAGAGAGGTTTTATTTAAAGATGGATTACTTACCGTTAAGTTGGGTAAAGTAATTCCAGAACACCATGCACGAAAAGATTATATGTGATATAATTAGATTAGATTATGTAATTAGATGGATTATAAAACATCTGGAGTTGATATCGAAGCAGGTAAATCCTTTGTAAATGATATAAAGGACACTATTAAGTCCACTCATAGACCAGAAGTCTTGGGTGGATTTGGTGGTTTTAATGGTATGATGAAGATACCATCAGGATATAAAAACCCTGTTCTTGTATCTGGTACAGACGGAGTTGGAACTAAATTAAATCTTGCACGTATGGCAAATGACCATCATGGTGTAGGTATTGACCTTGTTGCTATGTGTGTCAATGATGTAATTACAAGTGGAGCAGAACCCTTATTCTTTTTAGATTATATTGCTTGTGGTAAACTTGATACTAGTGTTCTCAAAGTTGTTGTTGATGGTATTGCTGATGCATGTAAACTTGCAGGATGTTCACTTTTAGGAGGTGAAACTGCAGAGATGCCTAAGTTTTATACAACTGGTAAATATGATGTTGCAGGTTTTTGTGTAGGAGTTGTTGAAGAAGATGAATATATTGATGGAAGAACTATCGTAGAGAAAGATATTATCATTGGTATTGAAAGTAGTGGACTTCATAGTAATGGATTTAGTCTTATCAATGATATGATTACTAAACAAAAATTATTTTTAAATCGAACACCTGAGTTACTTACTCCAACAATCATATATGCACCAATAGTGAAAAAACTTGTTGAAGATAAACTTGTAAAAGGTATGGCACATATTACTGGTGGTGGTCTTCCAGAAAATTTACCAAGATGTATACCTAAAGGATTAAATGTTAAACTTAATTATAATTCTTGGAAGTTGCCTGAGATATTCCAGAAGATTATGTTAGCAGGTGAAATACCAGAAGAGGAAATGATTAATGTTTTTAATCTTGGCATTGGTTACTGTATTGTAACATCTCCTAACAATGAAGAGAATATTCATAACATTATTGAAGATATAGGATTTAGATCTTGGACAATTGGAGAAGTTGTGCTATAATGGTTATAAGAACATAAAAAAATGTCAATTAAACTTACTTTACTTAAATCTGGTGAAACTCTCATTTCTGAAATGAAAGAGTTAGTTGCTGAAGATAAAGAACAAGCACATGCATATTTACTTGAGAATCCTCATACAGTTGAGACTAGAGAAAAATCTTTTCTCACTGAAGATGAAAAGAAAACAGGTGATTTTGGTATCAATGTAATAATGATACCTTGGATTATTTTATCGGAAGATAAAAAGATAATTATACCTATTGATGTTGTGACTACAATTGTAGAACCGATTGCATCTGTCAAACAGATGTTTATAGATAAGAGTGAGGCATTTAGTATTAAGGAGGAAGAAAATGATTAAGTGTGTACTTGTAGATGTTGATACAGTTCTCATTTCAGAAGTTGTAGAAATGGATGCAGAACTTGGAGATCCAAATTGTAAATTAATAAATCCATATCTATTCAATAGTATTGATGATATGAAACCTTGGAAGTCTGAAATTACAAATCAAACAGAATTTATGATACGTTCTGAAGATATATTGACAATTGCAGACCCCACTGGTACAGTTATGGACAGATATACTGAATTGACTTCATAATGCGATTTTATACCAACGTACAAATGGTTGGAGATCATTTCCTTGTTCGTGGTTATGAAGATGGTAAACACTTTGCTGCTCGTGAAAAGTTTTATCCTACACTATTTGTAGATTCAAAGAGAAAGACAAAATATAAAACACTTGATGGTTTGCCCGTTGAACCGATTGAACCTGGCACAGTAAGAGATTGTCGTGAGTTTATCAAGAAATATAATGAAGTAGAAAACTTTAATGTTTATGGAAATGAAAGATTTATCTATCAATATATTTCCGACAAATACCCAGAAACAGAATTAAAGTTTGATATTGAACAAATTAAATTAACCACAATTGATATTGAGGTTAAATCAGAATATGGATTCCCTGATGTAGAATCTTGTGCAGAAGAAATACTTTTAATTACTTTACAAGATTATACAACAAAACAGATTCGTACTTGGGGTCTTGGTGGATTTAATAATAAACAAGAGAATGTAATATACAAATCATTTAGAACAGAGTATGAACTCCTTAATGATTTTATAAACTGGTGGATGATTGAAGATAACACACCAGAAGTTATTACTGGTTGGAACAGTAAGTTGTATGATATTCCATATCTTTGTCGTCGTATTGATCGAATACTTGGCGAAAAACTCAAGAAAAGAATGTCACCTTGGGGATTAGTAACAGAAGAAGAAACTTTTATTGCAGGTCGTAAACATATTTCATATGATATTGGTGGAGTATCTCAGTTAGATTATCTTGATTTGTATAAGAAGTTTACTTACAAGGCACAAGAGTCATACCGATTAGATTTTATTGCAAGTGTTGAACTTGGACAAAAGAAACTTGACCACTCAGAGTTTGATACATTTAAAGATTTCTATACTCAAGGATGGCAAAAGTTTGTAGAATACAACATCATTGACGTAGAATTGGTTGACCGTCTTGAGGATAAGATGAAGTTGATTGAACTTGCCTTGACGATGGCATATGATGCAAAGGTCAACTATGAAGACGTATTCTATCAGGTAAGAATGTGGGATACAATTATCTACAATTATTTAAAGAGAAGAAATATTGTTATACCTCCAAAGAATCGTTCAAATAAAAATGACAAATATGCAGGTGCATATGTAAAAGAACCAATACCTGGCAAGTATGATTGGGTAGTATCTTTTGACTTGAATAGTCTATATCCACATTTGATTATGCAGTATAATATTTCTCCAGAGACTTTATTAGATACAAGGCACCCATCAGTCACAGTTGATAAAATACTTTCTGAAGAAGTAACATTTGAAATGTATAAAGACACTGCGGTATGTGCAAATGGTGCGATGTATCGGAAAGACATCAAAGGGTTCTTACCCGAATTAATGGAGAAGATGTATAACGAAAGAGTTATCTTCAAAAAGAAAATGATTGAGGCAAAGAAATCTTATGAAAAAAACAAAACAAAGACTCTTGAAAAAGAGATTGCAAGGTGTAACAACATTCAGATGGCAAAGAAAATATCTCTTAATTCTGCTTATGGTGCTATCGGCAATCAGTACTTCCGTTATTTTAAATTAGCAAATGCGGAAGCAATTACGCTTTCGGGACAGGTTTCCATTCGTTGGATTGAAAATCGAATGAACCGTAAATTAAATAACATCTTAAAAACGGAGGATATTGATTATGTTATTGCTTCTGATACCGATTCCATTTATCTTAATTTGGGCCCTTTTATTGACGCAGTATTCGAAGGCAGAGAGAAGAATGCTGAAGGGGTCGTTGATTTCCTTGATAAGGTGTGTGAAGTGGAATTTGAGAAATATATTTCGGATTCTTACCAAGCGTTGGCCAACTATGTAAATGCTTATGATCAAAAGATGTTTATGAAAAGAGAGAACATCGCAGATCGTGGTATATGGACAGCAAAGAAAAGATATATTTTAAATGTATGGGATAGTGAGGGAGTTCGATATGGTGATGCTAAGTTAAAAATTATGGGTATTGAAGCAGTCAAGTCATCAACACCTGCACCTTGTCGCACTATGATTAAGGATGGACTTAAGTTGATGATGAATGGCACAGAAGAAGATGTAATCAAATTTATTGATGATTGTCGTGCAAAGTTCAAAACACTTTCACCAGAAGAGATTGCATTTCCTCGCACGGTATCCAATGTCAAAAAGTATTACAACTATACTGATATCTATATGAAGGGCACACCAATACATTGTCGGGGTGCATTACTTTTTAATCATTATATCAAGAAGAATAAACTTGATCGTAAGTATTCATTGATTGGTAATGGTGAGAAGATTAAATTCATATATCTTAAGAAGCCAAACATTATTCGTGAGAATGTAATATCATTCATTCAAGACTTTCCAAAGGAACTTGGACTTGACAAGTACATAGATTATGATCTACAATTTGAGAAGAGTTTCGTTGAACCACTCAAAGCAATACTTGATGCGATTGGGTGGAATGTCGAAAAAACCGTTAACCTTGAACTATTTTTTACATAATGGATTTACCTATTGATAAACAAGAGTTCGACTACATAGTTACTGCACTGTGGAGATGTCGAAAGAGTGAAGATAAATGTGGTGATTTATATGATAAGATGAAGTTAGTTCAAGAAGTCATGGATGCAAATCCCGGAGGGCCTTACAAAAGGATTCTTCGTGAAAAATATGGAATGGTGGCATGAATATAGACAAACACTTTGATCCTGTAACTGATCTTGAAAGAGAACTTCTACAGGAACTTGATGACATTGCAAAACAATTGAGAGGAAAGATTACTTATAGTCGTTATGGAAATAGTGAAGGTAAGTCATCTAAAACGGTAACTATTGAATACAACATTGAAGAATAGTATGGACTTTTTAAAAGAGATAGTAAAAGAGATCGGGGATGAATATACGCAGATTGCGTCAGATATTGATGAAACTGAAAGATTCATTGACACTGGATCCTACATTTTTAATGGACTCATTAGTGGGTCTATTCTTGGCGGGGTTAGCAGCAATCGTATTACTGCCATTGCTGGTGAGTCGAGTACTGGTAAAACTTATTTTTCGCTTGCTATTGTCAAAAACTTTTTGGACACTAACCCTGATGGGTATTGTCTCTATTTTGACACTGAAGCAGCCGTCAATAAAGGATTATTGGAGTCTCGTGGAGTTGATACGACACGGTTGGTTGTTGTAAATGTAGTTACTATAGAAGAGTTTAGAAGTAAGGCACTTAGAGCAATAGACATATACTTAAAAAAAGATGAAGAAGAGCGTAAACCTTGTATGTTTGTGCTTGATTCATTAGGTATGCTTTCTACAGAGAAAGAAATAAATGATGCATTGAATGATAAGCAAGTCCGTGATATGACTAAATCACAACTTGTCAAAGGTGCATTCCGTATGCTTACCCTCAAGTTAGGTCAGGCAAATATTCCACTTATAGTTACAAATCACACTTATGATGTCATCGGAGCTTATGTACCAACTAAAGAAATGGGAGGAGGTAGTGGACTCAAATATGCAGCGTCTACGATCATTTATCTCAGCAAGAAAAAAGAAAAGGATGGCAAGGAAGTCATCGGAAACATTATCAAAGCAAAGACTCATAAATCACGTTTAAGTAAAGAAAACAAAACTGTTGATATTCGTTTGTATTATGATGAACGAGGTCTTGATAAGTATTATGGACTTCTTGATCTGGGAGAACTTGGTGGTCTCTGGAAGAATGTCGCAGGTAGATATGAAATGGATGGAAAGAAAGTTTATGCAAAAGAAATATATAAGAATCCTGACAAATATTTTACTGATGATATAATGGAAAAGTTAAACAATATTGCTGTTGAAGAATATAGTTATGGAGCGAATTGAAACCACAGTTCTAAAAAACTTAATCTTTAATGAAGAATATTCAAGAAAGGTATTACCATTTCTTAAAAATGAATATTTTGAAAGTTATCATGAGAAAGTAGTATTTGAAGAAACTGCTAAGTTTATTATTGAATATAGTAATCTACCATCTAAAGAAGCAATCATAATTGAAGCAGAAAAAAGAACTGATATTAGTGATGAAGGTTTTAAAGATATAAGTACATTAGTAGCAGAATTAAACGAAGAGAAGAGTGATCTTCAGTGGTTGTTTGATACAACAGAAAAATGGTGTAGAGATCGTGCGATCTATCTTGCACTTGTTGAATCAATTAGTATTGCTGATGGTAAGACAGAAAAGAAAAAAACTAGAGATGCTATTCCATCTATATTGTCAGAGGCATTAGCAGTTAGTTTTGATAATAATGTTGGACACGATTATTTACAAGACTATGAAGAAAGATACAAATACTATCATCAAAAGGAAACTCGAATTCAATTCGACCTCGATTTTTTCAATAAGATTACGAAGGGTGGTCTTCCTAATAAAACACTCAATATTGCTCTTGCTGGCACTGGTGTTGGTAAGTCTCTCTTTATGTGTCATGTCGCAAGCAGTGTGTTACTCCAAGGGAAGAACGTATTATACATCACGCTTGAGATGGCTGAGGAAAAAATTGCAGAGAGAATTGATGCTAATTTATTAAATGTTCCAATTCAACAATTGATAGATTTACCTGAGATGATGTTTGAAAACAAGGTAACTAATATTGCAAAGAAAACACAAGGAACAATTATTATTAAAGAGTATCCAACTGCATCAGCACACTCAGGACACTTCAAAGCATTGTTAAATGAACTTGCACTTAAGAAGTCATTTAAACCAGATATCATTTTTATTGACTATCTAAATATATGTGCATCTAGTAGATATCGGGCAAATTCCAATGTCAACTCGTATTCCTATATTAAGGCGATTGCTGAAGAGCTCAGGGGTCTTGCAGTTGAGACTAATGTACCTATCGTCTCCGCTACTCAGACGACTCGTTCTGGCTATGGTAGTAGTGATGTTGATCTTACTGATACAAGCGAAAGTTTTGGGCTTCCCGCAACTGCTGATCTTATGTTTGCTCTTATTAGTACGGAGGAACTGGAGGCGTTGGGGCAGATAATGGTCAAACAATTGAAGAACCGTTACAATGACCCAACTTATAATCGGAGATTTGTGATTGGAGTTGACCGAACAAAAATGAGATTATATGACTGTGAACAACAAGCACAGGATGATTTGCTTGACAGTGGACAGGATGTAGAGTACAATGAAGAAGATAAAACAACAAAGAAATTTGCCGAGTTTAAGTTTTAAAAATGTCTGGAGATTACAACACTCACAACGATCAACAACCTAATATAAATTACACAGATCATACCGTTGACCTTTCTAAGTACGCTTTATTCGTGGATGGTGTCACATCCGATCCCAGTAAGGATTATCAATCTTTTGTTGAGAGTTTGGATGACCTTGACGGACAAGGTTCCAATATTCACAGGCTTCTTACTGCTGCTGTTGGTGTTAGTGCTGAAGGTGGTGAGTTTATGGAGATCGTTAAGAAGATGGTTTTCCAAGGTAAGCCTTACAACGATGACAATCGAGAACATCTTATTATTGAGTTGGGTGACGTTATGTGGTACGTGATGCAAGCGTGTGCTGCACTTGATGTTTCAATTGAAGATGTGGTTGCGGGAAACGTAGAAAAATTAAAGAAAAGATATCCTGGTGGAGACTTTGACGTATACCATTCAGAGAACAGAGCAGCAGACGACAGATAATAAAGAGAATCTTAAGTTTATAATATAATATAACTCGATGGATTATGAATTAGAATTAAAGAATGAACAATTAGAGAATATGATTCATGTATATGAGGAGCATATCAATGCTCTAGAAAAAGAAAACAAAAGTTTAAAATTACAAGTTGAATTTTTAAAACAGCAACTGGAATACAAAACTTTTGGTAAACCGTTAGATTTGGAGGAAGAAGAATGAGTGGAGATGCAGGATTAGATGAAAAGGTAATCTTCTATCATCGAAAGATGACAGAAGCAAAAAAAATAGTGTTAAAACATAAGGGAATAGAGTTGGCATATATGGAAATAAATAGTCAAAAAGTTAATGGCAGTAAGATTCAATAAAGGAGATATATCAGAAGCTATTCTTTGTGCTGCAATTGCAGCAAAATTTAAAAAAAGATTGAGTGCTAGACAACTTGAGAAAGATCCGATCATATCAATTGGAGA